GTTCATCTTGATGATTCTTATCTATATGCTTTACTAAATCTTTTCTATGGTATGAAGCATTACAATAAGGGCAAGCATAATTCTTCATTAATGTGACCTCTATTCTTTATACTTTATATATAGGTTTTACTTACAAAAATATATGAGCAAAATAATCATAATATGACATATCTGATCTATTGCAAAGATCTTCTTATCTAATTTTCTAATCTTACAATAAGAAAGATGCTTATTTTGTTTATTATTTTTTAATATAATATTATGAACTGTTCTTTTTCCTAAGTCTATAAATAAATGTGACATGAAAAGCATAATAAAAGAAAGCCTACTATATCTGTACCATATAGGAATATTTATTACGGTCAAATATCCCATCATAACTACAGTAGCATATAATAAACAATGAAATACCATTATAAACATAGACTTATCTTTTCGTTTTCTTAATTCATCTGGCTGCAATATAAAATCAGCAAAATAGTGAAATGAAAGCATTATAAGTATATCAATAACCATAATTTATCATTCTTCTCTCTTATATGACCAAAAAAAAATAAGTATAATATAACCGATTATATTAAAGTCAATTACAAACCCATTATCTGTTAATAAATAAAAAAGAAAGAGGTCTCCCTCTTTCTTCCTTATTTTTAATACATTTCTAAAATATCATCTATAGAATTGTATTCCTTATCAGATTCTCCCCATTGTTTATCAAAACTTCCTTTCATATCTCTTTTATACATCTTTCTAATCGTTTCCTTTTCTTTAATACTTAACTTACTAGTTTCTATTCTTCTCTTTCTTTCTTTCCTAGGTTTTGCTAGAACTTTGTATTTATAGAAATCTTTGGATACTTCTCCAAATACCTCTGCCAAAGTTAATATAGCAGCAACGCCACCAATAATTTTTACAGGATGATATACGTTTGTTGTCATAATAATCTCCTCCTTTCATCCTCCACTACTATAGTATATAATTTCTGACAAAATTAACTCGATAGGGAATTAACCCTATCGAGATATATTAATCTTTAGCATTTCCATTTATAGTATCTTTTTCGATATGACGTTCATCTTTATTCTTTGGAGAAAATTTAGCTTTCTTATTTCTAGTCTTATATTTACTAGGACCAGATACTACCTTATTATACTTTTCTTCATCAGGAGGATGATGACTATATCCTCTACTCAATCTCTTTATTTTATTCTTAATACCTTCTATAGAGTTGATTCTTCTTGCTTCATCTAAAACAAATAAGCCCATTATTTATCATTCACTTTCTGTTGCTGATTTTGTTGTTGAGGCTGAGGTTGATTAGTGGTATTTTGAGTGCCTTTGGAATAACTATTTACATGGGTTTGCATAAATGACATCATATCTCTATATATAAATCCAGATACAGTCATCTTAGTAGTAAGAATCTGTCTAACAAGATTGCAAACTAATTTCTTCTTATTCCAAACAGTAGTATCACTATCTTCGCCATTTTGTTTTTGTCCATTTTGACCAGAAGTGTTTTTATTATCAAAAGTCATCTTTGGTTTTGCATTACTTGTTTGCTGTTGTTGATTTGTTGCATTTTGTTGTTGAGATTGAGTTGTATCAGCTTCTGATAATGAATCCCCAAAGTATTTATTATAGAATTCTCCAAAGTGTTTATTATAGAACAATGTAAAGTCAATATCTGCCTTCAAACTGGAATTAGAGGTTGCATAAGCTTCTGATAATAAATCTCCAAAGTATTTATTATAGAATAATGCAAAGTTAGTATCTGCATTCAAACTAGTATTAGAAGTTGCATTTCCTGTAGCCATATTAGCAGTATTAGATTTATTTACAGCATTATTCATATTATTATTATTTATTTGTGTTTGAGTGACAGGATTTTCTGTATTCCCAGTAATAGGATTTCTGTTGATATAATTTATATACCCATGAATATCTGTTTCTAAAGATTTTATAAAAGTATTTATAGAATTGCAGAAATTGTATGCACTAGGAAGAAATTGCTGTAATTCTTGGGTTGAGATATCATGAACCTTATCTTTACCATAATAATAGATTTTTGCAAAATCTTGAAACTCAGTTTCCCCATTATAGGTTGAAATAAACATCTTTTTCAACCATAAATTCTGTCTCATTAATTGCTGATCATTTTGTTTTGGTTGGGTAGGATCTTGATTTGGTAATTCTATCCTCTTTAAATCTATACCACTTAAGTTTGTAGAAATAGGAGTTTTAATTCTATTAATAGCAGACTTGTAATCTGGTGCTTGTTTTATATTGGCTCCGTTTCTTACAGGGTATTTATTGGCATTTAAAATAATATCATTATTTTTGCTAAGCCAAGAAGAATTTTGATTAGCTTGATCTGTTATATATTTCTTAAAGGTATTTAAACTTTGTTGAATAGAATTTATATTATCCATTCTCCACTGATCATTCGAGTCAGAAGATTCTTCATTAAATGTATCTTCATCCAGCATTTTGTTTTCATAAAGCCACTCCATAAATTCAGAGTCTATCATATTCATTTCAGATAATTCTTCTATACGATAATCTTCCATTAAAATATCTATTAATTCATTATCCATTTATAAGTCCTCTAAACCTTCTATAAATTCATTATCGATAACAAATTTACCATTGTGTTTTTCAATATGGTTCATATAGAATTCTTCTATTTCTTTTAATTCTTCTTTCTTTAAAGCATATAAACTCTTAGGAGGATCAGGAAGTGCATGAGAATAATAATTTCCCTCTTTATCTTTAGAGTAACAAATTACTTGGGTGAGTTCTATTTTACAAGACTTTCGTATCTTAACACCCATGGTAACATACTCGCCATCTATATCTACCCCAATATAATCATAGGCTCTACCAGTATCAAAACCAAGATAAGATAAATAAATAATAAGAGGTACTATTAAAATACGTTTCCCAGGGAATTTAAAGATAGCACCAAGAAGACCTAAAAGAGCAAGATATATTAAACCGGCTGTTGCATCTTTTACTATTCTTTTCAAATTAGTTTGAGTAATATAAGCCCTAAGAAGTTTCATCTTAGGTGTATTATCAAATTCTTTTTTATCTAATTTTATAAGATTAGGATTCTTCTTATATATAGCGGCTATCTGATCTCTAAACCACTTATTTAATTCTTTCCCTTTCATCATTTTATCTGTTCTGATCTTAATAGCTTTATTTATCTTATCATAGATAAAGATCTTTAGTGCAAATCGAACTAATATAGCTACTATTAATCCTTTCCCGACTTCTTCTATATTATCTAATGTATCTTTATCTTCATTCAATAATAAATCTATATCATTATATTTTTCATAACCGTTCATATTAAGTACCTCGCCTTAGTAGATTAATTACTGAATTGTTACACAATATGTGATTAAAAACCCACTAGGAGTTTTAAACTCCTAGTGGATAAAATATCATATATTAGATATTAAAATTATTTTGCAGCAGTGTCAGCAGCAGCAGCTTTGTCTTCAGCTTTTTCAGCAGCTGTCTTACGAGCAGCCAAAGCAGCTTCACGACGTTTTGCACTTGTCAACTTTTCAGTCAACCATTCAATGCAGCTAGCAATCTTCTTCAAGATCTGCTGGAAAATGGAGAGGTCTTTACCTTCAGCCTTCTTAGCTTCGAGTTTCTGACGATATTCAACCATCTTAGCATTCAAAGCAGCAATACGTTCAGCAATCCATTCTTTGGGCTTATCAATTGCATACTTCTTAATCTTAGCCAAGAAACCATCTACTTTTTCAGCTTCTGCTTTATCGCCTTCTGTGGCAGCATCCGAAACGACTTTATCATCCTTTTCATCTGCTTTTTCAGCTTCCAACATGTAGTTCAAGAAATCTACATCACCAGTTTTAGCATAAGCTTCAACCAACATATCTACGAATACATAAGCATCGCTAGTTTCCGAAATCGGACGAACAACAACATTTGCTACTTCATCTATCAATTCAGGATCAGCAATGATACGAGCTTCGTCGATAGCAACAGCGATCGAACCAAAGTTTACATCATTGGATTCAGCAACAGCATATACAGCATCGATATAGTCGATGTTGTTTTCTTCAGACAAACGTTCGATATCGGAGAAGTTAGCAACCAATGCACCAATACGAGTATTTTCTACTACAGGTACTGCTACAGGCTGCAGTGCACATTCTTCTTCATCAAGGAATACAGCTTCGCCAAGAATATCATTGAAATTCTTGTCTTCACTTGTATTTGCTCCAATCATGAAATCGGATTCAGTGAATAACATAATTTAATTACCTCCATTATGCATAAAGAGTTTTTTAATATAATTTATAAATTATTTTCCACATGAGATATATAAATGGGTATAAATCCGATGAAAATCTATACCCAAAGATTTTATTATAATGTAATCATAAACAAAAATTATTTATTCTTCAATTTTTCTTTAAGTTTATTGATTGTATCATTAAGAAGATCTATCTTCATAGATAAATCTTTCTTTTCTAAAGGACTGGAAGCTGCTTTTAATTTATCCATAAAGGAATATTTCATTCTTCTTAAAGAAGAGAACTTCTTTCCAATCCAGTCTGAAACAATAGAACTATTATTTGCTTTGAGTTCTATATTATACATAGCCTTTTTAAATTCAGGATATGAGTTTTGTTGAGAAAACATTTCTTTCAAAGAATATAAATCATCTTCAGCATATGCTTCTAATACAGAATCTTTATTATATTCATTGATCCCTTTAAATACAGCTTCAGTATAAACATAAGCCAAATCAGATTTTGAAATAGGATTGATATATACATCAAATCCAGATTCTTTGAAATATCTAGCACTATCAAGCATATCAATATCTGTAAACAAATTAGATTCATTTACAGATAAAGATATGGTTTCAGGTAATACTTTATTTGCTTCACAAATTGAATTGATAGCATCTGTTCCATCAGTAATATTATTAGATGTAGCATATTCTACTAGATCTTCAATTCTAATAATATTTGTTGCGTGTTCATAGTCTTCAAATACAGGAACTAATTCGGGATAATATTCTGTATTCTCTTCCATAGGCAACATTTTATCAAGAACAATAGATGCTTCTTCTAAAATATTAGATGAATACATTTTATCTCTCCAATTAATTAATTATTTGAGAAGAATTTAGCACGATTACGAGCAGATTTAGAGTCGTTATATTTATTAACCCGATCTAATAATTTACCGCCTGTTTTATCCATAAAACGTTTGTTTCTTTCCAAACCCATCTTATATGCTGCATGTCTAGCAGATTTTTGATCTTCTTTAGGAATAACTCCACGACGTACAGCTTCTTTAGCCCCCCAACGAGACAAAGCCTTAATATGGGATTTTACATCAGCTTGTGTATATTCTTCTTGGAGATCTGCTGCATCATCTGCAGTCACACCTCCAGCTGTGCTTGCTGCAAGAACGCCAGGAAGCTTTGCAGCTGCATTGTCTTTATATACATCATTCTTTTCAGAATGGCCAGGATCGATTGCGAAATCATCTTCATCATGACCATAATCATCTGCATTATATAAACCTTCGCTATCATCAAAACCAAACTTATGATCATGAGCCTGATCTTCAGAATAATCTTCATGAGCAAAGAACTTAGCACGATTACGATCAGATCTGAGTCTATCAGCTTTATTATATCTATCTAATGATTTGCCACCAGTCTTATCCATAAGACGTTTATTAATATCCAAACCCATCTTATATCCTGCATGTCTAGCAGATTTTTGATCTTCTTTAGAAATAACTCCACGACGTACAGCTTCTTTAGCACCCCAACGAGCCGCTGCTTTGACCTGGGATCTTATATCACCTTGTGTATAATCTTCATTAAAGAAAACACCCATTATAAATAACCTCCATTTATAACAATTCTTTATCAAATTTACCAGCTGCAATATCTCTTAAATATTGCAAATGTTCTTCATGAGCAGATTCTTGAATAGTATCCGTTTCATCTTCAGAAGATAAATCTTTATCATCATCTTCAGATTCTACATCACCTAAACCAAGCATATCATCTAACTCATCATCTAATTCATCATCATTTCCATCTACGTATTTATCATACGTAAGATCTTCTTTTTTATCTTTTTCATGAATTACTTGATCTTTAGGTTCAACTTTAAGCTGAACGTCTTCAGTAGATTCATTCATAGTACCAATACCAACTGTATAATTCTTTTTAATGAGTTGAATACCGTATTTGTTTAAGAATGTATCCAGCATTTGTTTGGTATTAGCAAACTTACGATAAGTCATTACATTGGTTTGGTCCCCATAGAAACCTTTACCTAATCCACCTTCAGCCCAATCATTCATCTTATCATCAGTACCAATTCCTAAAGTATTTACTTCTTCAAGAATAGATGCTTCATCAATGATGAGAGCTGTATTATGATATTGACCTTGAAGACCGTTTACAGTAAGAATATCATTGATAGCCTCCGTTACAGAAGAGACACCATTAGAAACCATATACCGAGAGAGGTCTTCCATTTCAATAAGATATTTATCGAATCGTTTAGATTCTCTAACAGGGACCATTTCTGCTAAGAATTTACATTCACTAACAGGAATAGTATTCAACTCATCTAAAGTAGCTTTTACTTCTTCAACAACCCCAATGGTTGTTGTCTGAGGAACTTTGGTTCCCTTATCAGCAATAGCCATTTCAGAAAGGGTTTGAATAGCAGAATTAAACATAACTACATATTCTCCTTCCACCATAATAATATTTTATTTTCTAAGTTTAGCACCAAGAGCAGATACTACTTCTTTCATCTTATTAGCCTGCTGAGATAAGAAAGCCTTATTATCACCAACAGCATTTTTAGCATCATCACAAAGTTCACTACAGAAACGTTTTGCAGCAGCATACTTATTAGCTAACATTTTGCTATTACCTTCAAAAGAAGCATAAATAGAATCTGCATATTGTTTTGCATTCTGAACTTTTTGAATAGAGTTCAAAGTAAATGCCTTAGCAGTATTGAATTTATTTTGTAAATGATCAGAAGCTTTGGCTGCAAAATTACCAACATCATGAGCATTGCTCTTAATATGATCTACATATCCTTCTTGGATATATTCTTGAAGTGCAGGAGATTCACTTAATGTATCATAATGCATATCTGCTTCGAAAGCTTCTAATAATTCTTGATAATAAATAGAACTTTCTGCAATGGGTGCAGAATAAACCATGATATCATGGTTAATAAGAGTATTAGCCAATTCTACAGTATCTGCATTTTCATACAAAGCTGCTTCGTTTACAATAAAACCAACACTACTATCATTATCAATACCGTTTGCATTGCAAACAATATCCATTGCTTCAGCAATATTCAAAATAGAATTATCTTCAGAAAATTNATTTACAATAAAACCAACACTACTATCATTATCAATACCATTTGCATTACAAACAATATCCATTGCTTCAGCAATATTTAAAATAGAATTATCTTCAGAAAATTTGATAAAATCTTCTAATTGAATAAGGTTTTCACCTAAGCTTTCAATATGTCGAATAGGAATCATTTCTGCACTGTAGGAGATCTCTTCGTCAAGACGACAAAGAGAATCAGCAAAATCAAATACAGAATTGTTTATAGAAAAATCTTCTTCTCTGAGTATCATATTTTAATTCCTTTCTATTATTTTAAATCCTTTTATAGATTATTAATAAATAGTCACAATATAA